CACGGAGTCCCATGGCTGATACGATTTCATCATGAGGCAAGCCTATGGCTGGCCCGTCTGGATACGTGTGTATTTTTACTTTCATATGTTTAGTTGGTTGGTTTTATGTAGGCACAGCTTCACTTAAAAACTGTGCAGGAAAATTCTAGTAACATGTTGGATCATTCTAGTAACAAGGTGGAGTATACGATTAACATAACTTACACCTGATTCCATATAAGGATACCCTAGCTTTTATGTCAAGTAAAAGTTTGGTAAGTGATTTAAGTTCAAAGATATTTAATTATCTTACACGCTTGTCAGTATGCGGTAAATTAAGCCTTCCCTTAGCCGCGTAGTATTGATTCAAGCTTATCGTGCTGTCATTTATAACTTCTTTTAATTTTCCGTGACCGCTAGCAACTAGCTTGTTTATCCTTTTGGCTTCATCGTTTATTCTTTTGGTGTCCTTCGCCCTTTTTGCCCTCAGCATTTTTGTGCTGTAAATGCCACGACGGATTGCAAGGTGACGCATTGCCTCTGGTCTACCCTCCCACGGGGTTCCCTTAACAGCTTGGGGCCAACTCATTTTTTGTTCCTCGACTCGCATGATGACCAGTGACAGCCAGTTAGCCTCAGCCTCTGGATCGACACAGATTTTTTGCCTGTTCGGTCTACGTTCTACGCCATCGGTAATGTCCGCAGTCTTGAGGAGTTCGTGATATTTTTCTGTCATGGACTGGCAAAAAGCCAGCGCGGATCTTGCTGATTCTGAATACATATTAGTTTGTGGTTAGTGATTAAATGGTGGAGGTGGGAGGATTTGAACCCCCGTCCCCAGTGCTTAACCAGGTCGATAGCCTTGCACCCCCTGTTAGTTGTTACGCTGCGCGGCATCGCCTGGCAGTCTCGTTTGAATGCTACAAAAAAACGTAGCCTTGTCTACCAAAAAAGCCCGCACCTGTGAAGGTGCGAGCCTAATTTTTAGAGGTAGTTTGATATGATTGTGACCGCCAGCAGTATGCCGCCAACAATGATGCTCCAGAATACGATAAACGCACTCTCCTCTTGCTTGTCTGTCTTGACTAGCTTGTTTGGTTTTTGGTTTTTCATAGTTAGTATGTGGGTTAGATGTATTTTCTGAGGACATTCATCTCGTCCTCTGAGACTTCGGTGATGTCGTAGATTTCATTGACCCTCTCCCAGTCATCGCCTCCGATGTCGAAGGCTTCGGTGACTTGTCTCATTGCTGATTCCCTGTCGAAGGCAGAGAAAAGGTAGTGAGTGTAGGTTTCGTATTCGCCGATCCTCACGAGGATCGTTGCGATGTATTGGCATGGCATTTGTATTTTCATAATTTTGATTGGTTTGTGTTAGTTGATTTGTAAGCGGAATGCTTACACCCAAAAAGCCCCAGCCTTGAAGGGCTGGAGCTGCTGGTTTGTTACACTTTGGTAGTTACATTTGTAAGGGACTGACACGAGCAAGAATTCCCTGAAGAACCCTCCTCGACATCCCACTCGATATCTCCGACATCTACTTGAGCCATAGCTTCGTAAGGTGCATCGAATTCGTTTTCAGCTTCTACTGTTACTTGTATAGTTGCTGTGCATATGTATGTTTTACTCATGATATTTTATATTTGATTGGTTCGTGTTAATCGTAAGCAGCATGCTTACACCCAGAAAGCCCACACCCCAGAGGAGTGTGAGCTGTGTGGATTAGTCTATCTCATTGATGATCTCAAAGCCGCGCTTGATCGCCTTGAGCTTATCTTCGGCATTCTCCAGTTCATAGGCTAGATGGTAGCTGATCTGGAACATAAGGTGAGGATGATTCTCACGTATTATGTTGTGCGCTAGGAGGTCACGAAGGTTTGAGAGAAAACTCCCGTAAAGATCCTCGTTGATCACCCACTGTCTGATCGTGGACATTGGGTCATGGAAGCGGTCTAAGTCCTCTCCGAACAGGTCGAATAGACGTTTGACGGCAGCGTCAGTAATTTTGTATTTCATACTATTTACCTCCCTTCAGTGGCATTGTGTTATAGTTGCTGATGAGTTCAGCGGCGAACTGAGTGAACTCAAGTTCGGTCATGGGCTTTTCGCCCGTGAGTAAGCACTGATTCTTGTGTTGTATGTATGCGTCTTTTATTGTCATGATTTTGATTGGTTGTGTGTTAACGTAGACAGGCCAGAGGTGACCTGCTTACACCCAAAAAGCCCACACCCCAAGGGAGTGTGAGCTGTTGGTTTTAGATGTAGGCAGAAACCTTGTCAAAGGGACAGTTCAAGACGCTAGCTAAGTGCGCCTTATCGACTTTGACTTGCAACTTGCGCCACTTGTCGGCTTTAGCTTTCGATTTGAATCCGTCACTGAGGGGCATCCAATGCTTGCCTCCAGCATGTCCAATGCAATACCAAAGCTTGTCATTGGGATTTTGTGCAATTTGGTTTGCCTTATATTTTGATTTAATTTGCATAATTTTGATTGGTTAATGTTAGTGTGAAATGGACGGACTCAGCGGCATAGCTTGTGCCGCCTTTGGACTTCTGTGTGAAACCTACGTGCCTTCATCCGTCGATGAAAACACTGCTGCAGGCACCTTTTAATTCACGGGTCAAAGCCCTGTCCGTCTACCCAGAAAGCCGTGACCCCGAAGAGCCACGGCTGTGGTGCTATTTGATCTTGAGTTCGATCACCAGTTCGGGTTCTTTGCCCGTTCCCCAAGATGTGACTGACCCCCAGTCATTTACCCAAGGTTCGATCAGATCGCCGACCTCATACCCATTGAGGGTGACGTGGCTTTTCTTCAACTCCGCCTTGGTCTCATCTGTCCACCGGCTCTCGACAGGGTCGAGTTCGATACGATAGACGCGTGCCGTGTGGGTCTCGTCCTTCTTGGTGTTCAAGTTGTAGAACGATTTGACTCTGGCATTTTCCAATGCCTTCAACAGGTCTGGGGATCGACCCCAGAAGCCGTGGCTTGTGACCACAACGTAACGGATAAAACTTTCGTTTTTCTCAGTCATGATTTGATTGGTTTTTGTTATTGGCTCTCCTCATTTACAGCGGCTTGAGACGCTCGCAGGGTGCGGCTGAGTTACCAATCTATGTCCCACTTGCTACGTCATCGATGGTGCTGTCTAGCATCCAACTTCTCCACTTCCAGAGAAGCCATCTGGTGTATCTCACCAGAGTCGGTAGCGTTTGGACTGTCAAGGAACGGGAACTGCACTACTCATAATGCACACTTTCCAAACATAACCAAGCTTTTTTTTCCAGATAAATTAGGGATTGGTAGTAACTCGTTGATAATCAATGAAATTTAAATTCTTAGGTTTTCCGTAAAACCATAGAATCACCTCCCATAAGCACCCATAAACAGCCATTTCATGGCATCCTTGGATGGATGCAAAGTGGCAGCGGATAAGTCCGCTCGCTAGAAAATAAAAAGCTTTTCCATGCAATGCTTATCTCACGCTTGTATCAAGAATCTGAATACAACTTTGCTAGTTCGATCGTATCAAAAACACGGATACAATCTAAATGTATCAAAAATCTAAATACAGATTCGATGTATTCAAAATCTAAATACACTCTAGATGTATTTAAAATCTGGATACAATCTAGATTCTATAAATGTATTCAAAATCTGGATACAATTTATAAATGTATCAAAAATCTGGATACAATTTGGATTGCACTTATAACCAGTGAACATATGTTTACTACTGTGCATATGTTTACATGGGGAGGAGGGGGTCAGCTATGCGTTTGCCGTTAGTATATTGTATTATCAAACGCCCCTCTAAAAAATACAAGCCTCATGGGGCTTACTATCCGCAGCCTCCCCCTGTGCTACTCAGTAGGGTTACTGCTCTAATCATCCTTTGTTCTAGCGGAGAATCCGGATTCTATGTTGCACGAAAATAAGTGTCAAGCATAATTTTATCCAGATTTTATAAAGTATTGACATTCATATAAATTCTTTCTATCAAAAAGATAATGAGTGCAATCAATCCAAGTCTCGAAGAGATGCGAATGGACCTAATGGCCAGTATATCTGAGAGTATTCAGGCAGTCAGCAAAGAAAAGGAGGCTATGAAGGTGAACAGTCTAAGCCGTGCAAATCCAGGCAAGGTAGCGGAGATACTGTATCACTACGCTATGGGCGAGACTCAGACAAAGATGGTCAGGAAGTATAAGTTTAATCGAGATACTGTGATCTCAGTTCTAACTGATTATGCGGACCACATAGGGAAGTTCCGAGAGGTAACTGGCCGACTAGCGGCCAGGAACTACTTGAACTTGTCCTCACTGGAAGAAGACCTCATAGAGAAAGTCCGTGACCGGTTGGAGGGGGATCCGGACTTTGAAGTATCATTCCGTGACCTAAAGGAGCTATCCATAGCTAAGGCAAATGCAGGTAGAGAGGCTTTGACGGCTAGAGGTGAAGCTACACAGATCACGGAAGACAGGAAGGTCTTTACGCAGGATGACTACGAGGCTACAATTAAGGCAGCGAGGGCTAGAATACAGGAAGCCAGAACGATAGAGGCAGAGGTGCAGGATGCCTAAGTCAATCATGGATTCTAGCTATGACCCGATCTATGATCAGATTCGTGGTATCTTGGGAGAGCATTTTGAGAACTACTGCTTTATTGTCATGAATGAGCAGGGTGAACTATTTTATGACTACAATCACCTACCAGCAGGGAGGATGCTTGTAAATGAAATGCAAAAAGAGATTACTGACGGTGACATAAACTTTGAGTGGGAGTTTGAGAACGACCCTGAGGATCTAGAAGAAGACGAATGACTATTGAGTTCACAAATCATCCTGTCCTAGAAGCCCCTACCGATGAAGAGATAGTTATCCTAGGTGAAGCGGATCCTAAGTTGTTGGTTGAACTGCACGAGGCTCATGAGGGTAGGATTCAGTCAGCAAGGGAAGATCCACTGCGTCACGGATTTGAGCTAACAGGTTGGAGCCGAATGCGGAATGCTTTAAAGGACTACGATGAGGTTATTACCTTTGGGGGGAACCGAAGCGGCAAGACAACGGGATGTGCCAAGATGGTAATGGAAGCCGTAACTGAGAACATGGACGGCCACGTTGTATGCTTCAGTCAGAATGCGGACACATCAATTAAGGTTCAGCAGGCTGCAATCTGGGAGATGATGCCTAGAGAGTTCCGTAGGAAGACCAAGAGTATCGATGGTTACGTGAACTACAGTATGCAAAATGGGTTCACGGGCAGTTCTTTTATCTTCCCAGACACCAGAACTAGGGTGGACTTCAAGACATATACGCAGTTCAGTAATAACCAAACAATCCTAGAAGGTTTTGAGTTCGGGTTCCGTAACCCTACAGGAACAAATATAGGAGCCTGGCTGGACGAATACTTGGGGGACGCTGCGCTGGTCAACACCCTGCGCTTTCGTCTTGCGACCAGAGATAGTAAGATGCTGTTGGGGTTTACGCCGATTGATGGGTACACGCCCTTCGTAGCGGAGTACCTCAAAGGAGCCGAGACTCTAGAGACTAAGTCCGCGTCCTTGCTGGATGGCGAACAGGTTCCAGTAATTCAATACAGCCCTGAGCGAGATGCTGGTGTGGTTTACTTGCACTCCGACGAGAACCCGTTTGGCGGCTATGACCGGATTGCCAAGGATCTTAAGAATGCGAACCGTGATACCATCATGGTTCGTGCGTACGGATTGCCTACGAAGTCAATGACTTCACTGCTACCGAACTTCAGCCCAGAGGTTAATGTTCTTAGCAACAAGCCAAACAAATACGGTATGTCCTTCCCTGACAAGGACTCACTGACCTGGTATCATGTAGTTGACCCAGCATTTGCCAGAAACTACGTGGCAATATGGGCAGGGGTGTCCGAGGATGAAGAGATTTTTATACGCAGGGAGTGGCCGGACAGAGATACTTACGGCGAATGGGCATTGTTTGGTGACCCGAAGTGGCGCAAGGGTCCAGCTGCGGACAAGATAGGCTACGACGTGGAGAGGTACTGTGAACTGTTCAAAGACATTGAAGAAGAACTAGGTATCGAGGTCACAGAACGCATAGGTGACTCTAGGTTCTTCGCCAAGGAAAACGAGAATAACGTGGATCTATTCACGGCGTTCTATGACTTCGG